CCGGGTATGTAATGACAACTCGTTCAATGATATAACGACATTATCAATTGTAATCTGCTCACTAGTAACAGACGACTTAGTACGCTTAGTCCAATTCAACATATCGAGGATGACCTCCATGCGAATGGGCGCAACGTAAATGCCGAGAACTTCATCTCTCGACCATTTCCTTTTCAAAAACTCCACATCTCCCAGTTCCCGCAAAGGAACTGTAGCAACACCCTTGAGTTCAGTGGTGTAATTCATGCCTAGAGCAGCCATAGGAGCTTGCAATGTCATTTCATTGAAAGTCTCGGCATACTTGGGATTAACGGCAAATACATTGTCATCACCGACGGCTATATCAACGACATTATCGTTGTATAAATCAATGGGCAATTGCAATATCATCCAAGACATCCGAAAATTCATCAGACTGTACAAAGTATTAATTACGATAGTAAGATAGTGACCACTAGGAAGTGAACCATCCCATTCGACTATAAACTCATGAACAATCATTCGGGAGTTCGTAACTTCCAAAAACAAAAGGTCACGTATGGCATCATTGCCATCCTTGTACCATCTTTTGATAATACCATGAATAGCATTATGAATGACTGGCAGTTGCGAACCATCGAAACCGGAGTAATCACCGGCTCCTATATTCGTAACATTACCAAACTTAAGCAGTTCACGAGCAATAACATCCCATTCACGAGAATACTGATTAACACCCACAGCACTACCATTGGTAATCCTATTAGCCATAAAAAAGGCAACAAAAGAACCGTAATACATCATATTCAAGATCAATAGTTCAAAAGGACCAGCACTAAAAAGTCTAGCACTCTTACCTATCGGTCTACGCTCATCCTTAAGATGGGCTACATTCGTGAAGAAGGGTCGACGACCCTTACGAAGATCAAGAATATGATCAGCTATAACTTCTTCAAACTCTGCTATGATTTTATCCTGGGCTTTCGAACCATCAGGAAAAGAAAAAATCTCCTTCTTAAAATTCCTTTGACCCGGAATAGTGTAAGGAAAACCCGCACTAGAAGAACGGGTAACGCCTCGCATACCAGGCACTTCGAGAACTCCAAATAAGCATTCTCTAACAGTAAGCAAGAAAGGTTTAATTTTATGCACACCAGCAAGGATCTTGCATTCCAAACTATTTGCAGCGTCAGCTACAATTTGAGGGGGAATATAAAGAGAATTTTGACAAATCTTCATTAAACCTTTCTCCCAGGGATCAATCTTCACTTCATCAACATAGTGAACCTTCAAACTAGCCGGAGCTTGTTGAGTAGGTGAAACCATGTTATACAACAAAGATTTACGAATATCAGTATAGAAAACTCTAGTTGGTATCATATTAGGAGGTAATTGAGCAATAGTAAGACAATTGGACTCAGTTACAAATGTGCCATTCTGCGGTAATACCATGTCTGGTAAAACAACGTCAATGACAACATCCTCATACAATTCCGACATCTTGCTATAAATATCTTCCTGACATACAGATTGAGCATAACCGTGAGGTTCAGAACCTCCACCAGCTACATGAACTCCGAATATTTTCTCGGCGCGAGCCGAATTAACAATAACAAACAGGGAGCCACAATCACCCAAATTAGTCTCATTCGGATACTTGTAACCCTGCCTAAGATAAAAATTGTCACACCAGTCGGGTGAAACTAAACGAGGTTCATCAATAGCAGTGGCATAACCCGTAAGGGTTTCCCTTCTGCCTTCGTGAGATCCCCACAAATTAAAGTGGAGATTAGTACGAATAAATTCTGATTGATCTAGTTTACCAAATACCGAAATTATATCAGCAGCAGGCTGACCATAGGGTATTCGGACCAGAGCTAGGTCACCATTGTTAATTCTAACACTAGAAGAACGTATGTCATCCAAGACACTCATTCCTACACGCTCAAGTTCAGCATACAAATCCTGCATAGGAAATGAGTAGTTGATATTGGGTTTCTCAGCACGAGAAAAATTAACCATGGCCAAGGCTCCCTCATTAAGCATATAAAATCCTACTTTAGTGACGAAGTGGTATGGCATTAGAGCTAGCCGACCTTTAACAAAGGTAACTAAACCCCACTTAACAAATTCTCCTGGAAACTCAAGCGATTCCACTTTCATTGTCCAAACATTGTTATTGAAAATTTTCAACATACGATCATAGCCGCCTTTATCAGCTGAACAGCCCATCTGGGGTTTAAGTCCTTTAAAGTCTTGATCATTCGTCCATTTGTTAACAGATTTATTTCTAGCCATCTTGTCTCCCAAATTGAAAGATTGGGGTTCAACGCTAGATTTAGTCTTTTTCTTCTTTTTCCCTGTCATAAACCTGATAGCTTGGACAGTCAAAACAAATGAAAATATCATCCTCACAGTAGCCCTTTCATGAACATATTCAGGATTGTGCATAAATTCGGCAAGTTGCCTAGCCATTGGAGCTACAATAAAGTCATTAGAGAACTTTAAAGCCTCTTGATACAGTCCGAGAGCGAAGTCGCTAACACGAGCTGTTATAAGGTTCCTATTAGGGGGCTTAAAGTTCTCATCTGACTGCCAAAAAGTTTCAGTGGCGTATAAGATTCGGTTCTCAGTCTCATCCAGACCATAATGATTTATAAGGGTGTCTATCATAAATAGAATACTAGCGTCTACACAGTCTTGATCCAAGCAATTAGCAACACCCGTTAAACGAATGAAATACTCGGTTCGAAGTTCATCCGAAAGCGATGGATGAAAAATCCTTTCAAAAAGTGCTAAGGCTTCATCAGAGCCTCTATAGACTTCATCTTCACCCGACTGTGGTATCACAGTATCTTCTGCATCATAGAAAATCTCACGATCTGGTCTATTCAACTCAGAAAGTTGAGCAGCCCTCCAAAACTTACGTAACTCATAAGCCTCTTTAATCTTACTCATCAATTGCTGATAAGTTAGAGCTGGGACACTCAAATCTAATTGTGAAGGATGGCATGAAAAATCAACCTTGATAAACAATTGGACATCAGGTGATAAAATAGTAACGTCTCGAGTAATTCCATCAATTTTGAAAGTACCCGTAGGCAGCTTATCGACATCAAAAACTTGATTGCGATGAGGTGCATCCGGATTCTTACAATACTTAGGTTTGGGTATAACCATATAAGGAAATTGGAATCTACGTCGAACTGCTTCAGGAGCACAAATTGATTCAAAATGCATATTCATATCATTAGATGTTAAAATACAAAACTTGGAAATCATATTAACAGCTCCTTTCTCATGCAAATGCGCCATAGGCAGAGGCATTGGGAATCCACTTCCAACACGAATAAAATTCATAATCTCAGGATTAGAGGTTCCTATAGAATCTCTAATCTGCATAAATTCATCACACACCAGAACTTTATTATCTTGACGATAACCATCCATGTGCACGATCTCGGGAGCATATACGAAAACATATTCAGAGGGATTTCCTTGAATAACTTCCATCTCTCTTGGAGTCGCATCAATAGTAGATAAGTCACGAGCTATGTATTCAGCAGCAATAGACTTGCCAACTCCAGCACTACCAACTAGAAGTAAAACAACGGGTTCTTGACGAGAACCCATAATAGAGACATTACGGGACTGTATATGAGACACAATTCCTTGCAACTTAACTATCTCAGACCACAACAAACGGGCATTAGAATCGGAAGACTTCATCTCCCGATACATACCTGTAACTCTTAATAAAAGAGATTTCG